ATTGACCCAGAGCTAAAGAATTATTTTCAATGGGTCGCTTCTCGTAAAAGGAAGTTAGAAGATAAGCCAAGATTGTTTTGGGCTCATGACCTTGCCCAAGATCCAGAAGTTGCATTTCTTAAAGAACACAAGAATATGCTAGACTTTGAAAAGATACTCTTTGTCAGTAACTGGCAGCAGTATCAGTATGGAGTTTATCTTGGTGTTCCCTATGATCATGGTGTGGTTATTCAACACGCCATAGATCCCATTCCAGATCATGAAAAACCCAAAGACAAAATATCTTGTGTCTATATGAGTACACCTCATCGTGGATTAGAGGTTTTACTTGGTGCTTGGAGACATCTCAAAGAACACAATAAATCTGAAGAAGTTCAATCAGCAGAACTGAATATCTTTTCCAGTTTTAAGATATATGATCGGTCTTGGATGGATGAGCAATATCGCCATGTATATAAAGCTGCTAAAGAAATGGATGGTGTCAATTATCATGGTACAGTATCTAATGATCAGATTAGAGAAGAACTTACCAAAAATCATATCATGGCATATCCATCGGTTTATATGGAAACCTCTTGTATTTCAGCAATTGAAGCTATGAGTGCAAAGTGTATGGTGGTATGTCCTAATCTTGGTGCCCTTCCAGAGACTTGCTCAAACTTTGCTTGGATGTATGGATATGAACCTGCACCTGAGAGACATATTGCAGTTCATTCACATATTCTTGGAAAGGCTATTGAGTCGTACAGGAAAGATGAGACAGAGATTTTGTTGAGTTTACAGAAGACATATTTTGATACTTTTTATAATTGGGATATGCGAATGAATCAATGGAATCAATTTCTTGAATCCATTAAACTGAGAATAGAAATGGGTAAAGATGATACTACTTGATTATAGTCAAACTGTGATTGGTTCTTTTATGGCCATGGGCAGAGGTAAGCCAGTTGTGGAAGAAGATCTGTTAAGACACACCATACTTAATTCCATCAGATTGTTTCGTAATCAGTTTGCAAAAGATTATGGAGATATGGTTATTTGTTGTGATGGTAAAGATAACTGGAGAAAGAAAGTATTTCCAGAGTACAAAGCAAATCGTAGGAAGAATAGAGAGAATGATCCTACTGATTGGAAAACTCTGTTTGAACTGTTACATGAGATGAGGGAAGATTTGACTAAATACTTTCCATATAAGGTCATGCACGTAGATACTGCAGAGGCTGATGACATTATTGGTGTTCTCATTAACACGTTGGCTGAGGATGACAATCTTCCACCTACTCTAATATTGTCCAGTGATAAAGACTTTATTCAGTTACAAAAGCACAAAGAAGTTAAACAATGGTCACCACTTCAGAAAAAGTTTATAGTGGGTGATGCTGCAGAATCTTTGTACGATAAGACTATTAGAGGTGATACTGGTGATGGTGTTCCTAATATTCTTTCTTCAGATGATACTCTTATTACTGAAGGAAAACGTCAAACTCCTGTAACCAAGAAGAAAATGGAACTGTGGAGAGGCCAAAAACCAGAAGAATTCTGTAATGAGGCTATGCTCAGAAACTACCATAGAAACAAGACAATGGTTGATTTGGATGAAACTCCAGACTCAATTCGTATAAATATAGTTAATCAATATAAAAATCAAGAAGCTGGTAACAGAAGTCAGCTCTTGAATTACTTTGTTGATAACAGATTGAAAAACCTTATGGAAGTAATTGACGAGTTTTAATTATGGCAACAACTAGCTTACCAACAGTCATTAGTGAGATTGCAAAAGCATCCACCAAGAAACAAAAAAAGGAAGTATTATTAAAACATGATTGTTTTGCGCTTCAGCAGATCTTAAAAGCAGCATTCGATCCAAACATAAAATTTCTCTTACCGCCGGGTGCACCCCCTATAGCCAAATTTAAAGGAGACACGGATGAGCCAAATCCAACGTATCTACACTTTCATATTAGAAAGCTGTATTTGTTCGTTGAAGGTCAATCCCCCAAAAATTTGGGTAACATGAAAAGAGAAACAATATTTACAGAAATCTTGGAAGGTATACATCCTTCTGAAGTAGACCTTCTTCTGCAGGTGAAGGATAAAAAAATAAAATGCAGAGGATTAACTTTTAACCTAGTAAAAGAAACTTTTCCTAATTTACTACCATGATCCTAAAAAGTTTAGAAGAGAGAATAGTCAATTTAACCAAAGTTACTACAGACAATGTTGAAACAACTGTAGAAGCTGAACTGCGGCAATTGGAAATGAAGGGTGGAGTACCGATACAAGTTACGGTGGTACTTGCTAAGGAAGAAAACTTTCATCTTACTATGGATTGGAATGCTACTATGTCTAAATTTTCCACCACACAAGATGGAATAACATGGTACAGTGATTTTGATTACTCCTTATATGCCCCCACATTATGGGAAACTGGCAACATCGCCAGGGCTCCCCGCCGCGGCAGAAATTCTCCTATTTAAGTTTAAGCAATGGACTATCGTGCTTGAACCAAACTCATTTAAAAGAGGAATATGAAAATATTCATTGCCCTAGTAGGGCTGATTACGCTGTGGTCTGCTACGTTAAATTCGGGCTCCACAACTAAAATTTGGGTTCCACCAATATCTGACAAACAGGCAACAATACTGGCTCCATTACTAAAGACTACAGATGAAAAGCCATCAGTTGTAAAATTGGTAAATCCAGAAGAATTAGAGTGTATGTCAAAAAATATATATTTTGAAGCAGCTATGGAATCTACTGCTGGAAAATTAGCAGTAGCACAAGTCACTATGAATCGTGTGAACTCATCACGATATCCAAATACTGTTTGTAAAGTTATTACACAGGGAAGACATTATAAGAATGGATTTCCAGTAAAAGACCGATGCCAATTTAGTTGGTATTGTGATGGTAAATTGGATGTACCACCCACGGGCGGTTCAATGTGGAAAGATTCACGAGAAGTTGCTAGGTATGTCTTATCAACTCCTGACTTGATGGACATAACGGATGGAGCAACCCATTATCATGCGGATTATATTAGTAGTCCGAGATGGGCAGACCCACGCCGTAAAACAGCAGAGATTGATACACATATTTTTTTCAATCATGCGCGAAAAAAGGCAAAAAAGACTTGACAAGCTCCTGACAAACCTGTATAATAGTAGGTGAAGAGTGAGGAAAGCCTTCCTCACTCAATTCTATAATTGAGATTGATTATGACAACGATTGAAGAAAGACTAACTGAGATAGTTAAACATGCTATTGATAGTTATGAAATAGTATATACTGTTGAGGCTCTAACAGAATTGATAAACGAATCATATTCTGCGGGGTATTCCTTCGCAAAAAATGAGGCAGGGTTGATTGAAGAAGTATCAACCGCACTAGCAGCAGATTAATTATGAATATATTTTATTTGGATAAACGCCCAGACGATGCTGCGGAAATGCATTGTGATAAACATTGTGTGAAGATGATACTGGAATATGCCCAGATGTTATCAACTGCTCATAGAGTACTTGATGAAGATGATGCCCATCCAGACCTATACAAAATTGCACATAAAAACCACCCCAGTACAATTTGGACTCGTTCTTCTAAACAACATTATGATTGGTTGTTTAGATTGTTTAGAATGTTGAGTGCAGAATACTCTATACGATTCGGTTTAATAAATGATAGTCGTGATGTGTTCAAGGTTCACAAGACATGGGATAAGCTTGGTAAGATTCTAGAGATAGCGCCAAAGAATATTGAAGACAACGGATGGGTAGACCCCCCACAATGTATGCCGGATTATTGTAAAGATGATGATGTGGTCAGGGCATATCGTAACTACTACATATTAGAGAAGAATAATTTTGCTGTGTGGAAGCATAGTGGAACACCAGAATGGTATACGAAAGGAATAAATGCCAACGTATGATTATAGATGTGAAAAATGTGGAAATGAATTTGAGGATTTCCTACCTATGGCTAAAAGAGCTGAACCTACAGAAGAACCTTGTGATAAACAACTTCATAGGGCAGTTCCTGTTTGTGGTGGAAAGATTGCTCAAGTTCCTGGCTCAACGCCTACCGCGTTTGCGTATGATAATATATCATCGCCTGGACACACTAAAAAGCCACCATCGTGGATGACCGATAAACTAAAAGAAATAAAGAAGGAACAGCCGAAAGCGACAATGTCGTGGCACCATTAAACTGAAAAATATATTATGAAAAAATTTAATCATTATGATTCAAGTCTTTTAGATTTGAAAACTGAAAATGTAGATGGAAAGCGACACTATGTTACACCCGATGGGAATAAGTATATATCAATCACCACACTTCTATCAAACCTCTCCAAAGCTGGTATACAGAAGTGGAGAAATCGTGTTGGAGCGGAAGAGGCCAATAGAATCTCCACAAAAGCTTCGAGACAAGGCACCGGCGTACATAGTATCTGTGAGTCCTATATCAAAAACGAAGACGGATTTCTA